ATTTAATTCGGTTAAGTGGGCTATTGGGGAACCGATTAAATGGTCAATGGACATCACTATGGAGTCGGTATCATTGTTTACGAAGGTGTAGGTTTCTTCTTCTAGGATGCCAGTGGTTCCGAACTCTTTATCTTCAAAATCGTGCAAGTGGTAGTAAACACTGTGGCCTGTAAGTTCAAAGGCGGTGATTATATCTGTGACTGAGGAATCGCTTATGGTTTTCGTTGCTTGGTTTGACATGATTGTTACTCCTTAAATTTATTTGATGTAACCATAATATAGTGGTTGTAAACGTTTGTCAACACTTAATTTTGAACTCAAATAAAAAACCCCTTTTACCGGATGTAGTAGCATCCTTCATGTGGTAAAGGGGGCTTTAATAGGAGGCCTTCAAGATGGTATGAAGGCGTATCGGAATTATACCATATCTCCAAGTTGGACTTCCACATACCCGCCTTGGCCGTCAGATTTGAGGCGTACCTTAGAGGATTCTGGAGCGAAAGTGCTGACGGACTGACATCGCCGACATTTAATTTCGACAATAGATTGGCCGTCTAGTCTCAATCTGGCTAATAGATGTCGGCATTGAGGTCGCCGACATCGAGCTTCTACCAGTCCTAGATTTGACGGACTTGACATGTTTTGAAGATATGCCAAGAGTCAGGGAGGTCAACGGAGAGGACTTCTACAGTATCTCCAGATATAAGTAGTCTGTCGCCATTCTCAATGGACTGATTGTGGGCCACAGTAACCTTGAGTTGACGGCTTCGGTTTTCTTGTTCAATTCCTACTGTACTGGTTCCAGAGCCAAAAGTAACACGGGCGGCGACATCAGAATAAACCAAATCCCATGCCTCTATGAAACCACCTTGACCATCTGCGGTGTTAACCCGTCGTTGTATATCTATCGTATCGGGCAACGAGGTCAACGCCTCTGTTCGCAAATAGGACAAGTCTCCGTCTTGCAGTAAGGTATTAGCCATCTGAATACCTTCCGAAGCCACCTGTGCCAGAGTCTAAAATGTTTAGGCCTGTAACTTCATCACTATCGGTATATACTGAGTAACCATCTTTACGCCTTGGCATTACAGTGGTAGTGCCTCTGCCTCGATTCCTCAGCCGTCTAGCTAACTTCTGATAGTGGACTGTTATCTGCCCCTTCTGGAAACTCGCTCCGTCTACTGAGAAGCTATAATCACGGGCAAACCTGAGGGCTAACGCTTCACAAGCGGCGGCCGAAGCGTTGATTACGCTATCGGCCTCTTGAACTAGGAAATCATCAATTTCCTCATCTTCTAGGAGTGGTCGACTTTCATCGGTGTCTCCTATAGTAAGTCTTACCCTGTCCCTATCGGCTGTACTGCCTTTGGTATAAGTAAACGCCATCACACCCTCACAAAAGCGGTTATAACCACTGCATCAGTCAGAGCATCACAACCAGCTAGCTCAACCAGTAAATTACCGTGAACAATCGCTGGAATGTAGGCTCCGGTTATAGCTGACCCTGAGCTATCGTCTAGCTGATGCGTGGGGTAGTACCACGCATCGCTATTAGAATTCGTTAGGGTTAACAAAGTCAACGCAACCGGATTTCCCGGACTGGATATAGTCGTATCAGTAGTGCCGGGTGCCGATGCATGGAAGTTTACATAAAGGGCTAGTAGTTCAGAGTACGGCAATGCCGTGACTAATGAACCCGTAGCCGAAGCATCTGAGCCGGTCGTACTAACTTTGATGGTGTGCTTTTCTATAGCCATTAGCGACCGCTCGCATATACGATAAGGACCTCTGCTGTATCACCTGCATTAGCCTGAGCAATCGTTACCTTAACGTAATCGCTGATGCAAACTTTTTCGTATACTTCATTGGAGCCATCGTAAGTAACATCCGCTCCACTCTCATCGTCTACCTTATGCCTTATATGAAACCAACCATCACTATTAGCATTGGTTAGAGTTAGTAAGGTCAGTGCGGGGCCATTGTTGCCAGCAGTTGCGATAGTTACATCTGTGCTTGCTGGCGGGGAATCCCCATAAGTCACACCAATAGAGCATATCTCACCTGTTATAACATGGCTTGAAGTTCCATTATTGGTAGCGGAGCCGTTACTACCAGAGGCGGCTCCACTATTGATTGTTGCTGACTCGTAATAAGCCATTACCCCTCCTAGCTATCTATTGCTGGAAGCACGTATCCGCTTGCGGTATCAGTAGCAGTTCCAAGATTATCGAACTGCCTCACACCGTCTGCATCTATCAATACCTCACCGGATGTATCAGCATGTCCTATCCGGTTGTGGGCAATAATACCGGAATTGTCTGTCGTATCAGAGTCTATAAGCAAGTCGCCAGCCGTATTCAAACGGTAGATATAGTTACGAAGGATTCGGCAATCATTCACATCTTTTCCTGTAGCTACTGACACAATGGCCTCTGAGTTAGCTACACCTAAAGTAATGTCGTTGTCATTAAATACCAGTCCAGCAATATCCCCGCCGACCTCAATGATTGCATCATTTCCTGTATCCGGCGAGATAACTACGTTGTTGGTAAACTCGAGTCTATCGCACTCATTATCTGTGGTTGTGCATTTGATTAAGTCCACGAAATTCATGTTGGTCGCAGTATCTACAAAACGGCAGTTATTAACTACGAATCCAGCGGCACTGAGGTCAAATACCTGTACAACATCAGCGTAATTCATACTGAAAATTATATTATGGATTTGGACATCGGCGGCCGTAACATCAATGTCCACAGTGTTGGCAGTGTCAAAGGTAATGGTCGGCCGTGAGTTACCCACACCCATTCCAATTACCGTCACACCGGCTACGTCAAAAGTAATCCCAGCGGCGGCTGAAAAAGTCTCAGTATGGCCCGGATGAACGAGGATAACATCTCCGTTGTTAGCCGTACATTTATTGACGGCTCCATCAATAGTTGCCAGAGGTTGCTTGGGATTAGTCCCAGCATTGTCATCGTCAGCGGTAGTTGCACCGCTATCTACGTGATAGATGTCACCCATTGTCAGTAATGGGCTACCTATCCCAGAGGCTCCCTCTACAGGTACTCCTCTGCTTTGCAATCCGTTAGGAAAATTCGTAGGCATTACCAGCCCTCCTTATTGTAGGACCAGCAGGCATCTGGAAAAAGGAGTTAGCAAAAACCAGATACCTGCCAGCTAGCCTATTATTTTAGTTTAAACTTAACTAGGGTTTTGGCCGTATATCCATTTCCAGTCAGTCCACCCAATACCATAGCGCATGTAGCCACGGTATTTGGCGGTGAGTCCATCAAAGTCCTCAGCCTGACTGAACTCTGGCCGTATTCTCCATTGCCAAATCAGGTGTTGTTTCATCAACGCCTCATCAATTAAGAACCAAGCATTGGAGTCGGTCAATCTATCCCAAACTACGGGGCGGAAGCGACCAGCAAACATATTAACGTCATACTGTGCCGAACCCGGCTCATAGATAGCTCGTTCGCTTACTATCTGAGTCGCAGTCCTCTCGAGTTCGGGTGGAACCAGCAACATGCTTGGATTGACTCCCAGCAAGTTACCTTTATCATCGACTATGTTACGCATTGCCTGACGGGTAGTGTCGAGGTTATCAATAGTCAGAGCAAGAGTACCCTCATTGGATTGAGTAGTCCCACTATTAGCAGGGCTATATGGGTGGGCAGTACTCAATAGAGCAACACCATCAGCACCATTAGTAGACGCACCCATTCGGTTGGTTCCACTATCCGTGAAAGCGTTTATGAATACATTGGCGGCGTCTGTCTCTATGGTGTTGTTGAAAGCATCAGCCATGTTACTGGCTCTGCGGTTTATCTGTCCGAATTGGTCATCGTCAGCGAGTCTCCGCTCTACTTGTATACCGAAAGCAAACTCGTAGTTACGGATATCGGTGCGATAACCGGCATCGAAGTTGTGGTAAGGTACAGTACCATCAAATGGCGGTACGGTTCCCATTGCGCCCATGCCTTGGTAGGATTCTTCAAATCGGGTGGAAGCTTCCACTCCAAAGAGCATCTCCATCATGGGGCGCGGGCGAGACATGGCGATATCAAAAATTCGCTTCAGTCCCGGTTTCAATAAGTCAGGAAAATTTCCACTTGTTAAAGGCATTACTTACTCCTATTGAGCTTTCGCAAGATAGTGAGCCGAACTGCATATCATCACTCTGGTCTCATCGGATGCCTGTCGCTTACGCTCGACTACAACAAATTCCGTGTTGGAAGATGCGGCGAGAGTTTGGGCTCCTGTAGCACCAGAGATATCAAGGGTCGCACCAGCAAGTCTTGCATTGGTGTCATTTGCGTCTGCATAAACGGCGTCTGGGTTCACGATTACCTTAACCAGAGTAGTTGAGTCGGTACCGGATACAGTACCGGGCTTTCCGTCTAC